TGTACAGCATCAGTTTTCTCCTCTGCGGGAAGGGCCTTAGCTTCTTCCTCTTGTTCTTTCAAGTACCTAACAGTGGCATCAACCAAGTGCGTAAGTCTTGCTGCACCCTCGCGGCCCATGTTCGGAAACGTGGCGGAATCTACTACCTGCAGCAGCGCCTTGATTAAGTCTGTTCCTTTACTCATTGTCCATGTCCTCCAATAGTTCTCTCGTTAGTTCGTTTACGTATCCCCGGATGAGCCCGAGCTTCTTTCCTTGCGTTTGTCCCAGAGCCAGAGCTCCGTTATCAAGTGCGGCGCAGACGATGCGTGTTGCATCCGCCCTTGCGTCCCGCCACTTAAACTGTTTCTCCATGCTCAAGTCCCGCATCTGCTTCCATCTCCAGTAGTCCGGAGAGTTCGTCGGCGGTGCCTCCGATGAGGGCGAAGTTCCATTCGAGCTGATAGCAGCTGTCGCGGCTGTCTTCACTGCTGATTCGTCTGTCTGCCGTACCGCTGTTATCTTTTGCGGGGTCTCTCCCTCGCACTCCACCCACATCCCGTCTGTTAGGTTGAAGTTTGTCTCCGACCTGAACCATAGATTTGCTCCTTCTAATTGCCATGAGTACACAGTCTTCGTGCCCCACACTCGGGAGCCTGACTTGCATACCTTCCCCTTCCACTCACTCATAGTTAATCTCCTGTCTAGCTGGTCTGTTCGTCTTCTGGCTGGTGCCGTATACTTCCATCTGCCTAACACATGATGCAGCAATCTTACGCAGGTTGTTCATCACCATGTCCATGTTACCATCTCCTACAGAGCTAGTAGCAACTGGATAATGCGTGATGCTCTCGGTCAAGAACCCCTGAATCAGAATGAGATCCTCTGCTAGGGAGCGGGTCACGTTGCCTATACGTCGCTGATACTTACGCTCTGCGTATATATCTCCAAGTACCTCTTCTGTATTCATGCTTCCTCCTTAATCATCTTCGCTGCTATTGCTGCTGGCTTCCATAACTCTTCCGGTGCTTCGTATATCGTCTCGCCCTTCTGTGCCTCGACACTCGCCCAGTGATCTCCTACCTGCACACCCGCCCCGAGAGGAACAGTCAGCTTAACTCCGTACAACCCCTCGATCATCACGTACACATCATGTATGAGACACTGCTTACCTATTTCATGCCATGTCTCTACCTCTTCTGGAGGTAGCTCGGCTACTATACTGTCGTGTACTGTGTTGACCAAGAACCCTTTCATGTTCTTCATCCTATGCCACGCGGCTACCAGTGCGCAGGGTATAATCTCTGCTGTGGCGAACGCCTGCACTGGGTAGTTGTAGATGCTCGTGGTGTTGGTGATGTACCCCGAAGGAGACATGCGAGTGTCGGGCCAGTAGTATCGCAGCCCCCACTCGGTAACCAGATACTTATTCTTCAGTACCTCCTGCGTCCAGCTCAGTTGCGCTCTAGCGATTCCCGAATACTTTTCCTTAAAAGCATCGTAGTATGCTCGCTCAGCAGGTGTTCCAGAGGAGCCTCCATACAGAGGTTTAAACGTATGGGGCTTTGCCGCTGTACGCTGTGCTTTCGTAACTCTAGCCTCGGGTATCCCATTAATGATACTCGCAGTGAACTTGTGGATGTCTGCTTTACCAGAGATATCTTTAAGGATAACCGAATCCCTGCCGAGGTGCCCCGCGACTCTGAACTCCAGCTGTGCCCCATCAATTTCTCCAACCACCCACCCGTCATGCCGAGCTTTAAATAGTGGTTTGAATAGCCTGTTGAAGTTCTGGAACTGAACCTTTTGTCGGAGCCCGTTGCTGCTGAGGCGATGTGTCTTTGTAGTAGTCTGATTAAATGATGCTCTAAGCAGACCTCCATCTTCTCTAGCACAGTCTCCGAACTTTCGCAGGTATTTAGTAAGGTCGCTGTGTGCAACTGACCACTTGTTACGTAGAAGTAAGAACTGTCGTTGCTTATCTGTCTTGGCCACCAGCCTCTCAAGAACGTCCGCCTTGACCGACGCGTCTCCAGAAGCGGTAACAAGAGGCTTGCCTTTATAGTCTTTCGGGATGGCAAACCCGAGCGTACCGTAGATGAACTCCTGCATTTGTTTCGGGCTAGAAGGAGACGCGCCTTCGCAGAACTCTTGTAGCTCTCTTGTAAGTTTCTCATACTCTTCCTCCGCTGCCTTCTCTTTCTTCAGCACTAGCTCACTGTCAAGCATCATGCCATTGAACTCTATGTCTGCGAGGACGGGCATCACCAGACACCGTTGGTATTGTACTGCTTCCAGTTCCAACTTGCGAAGATCTTCTCGCTGTGCTAAGAACAATTCCTCACACGCCGCTACGTCTCTGAGGCAGTACTTGAGCAGCCATTCCTCTGGCATATCAAGCGTGTCGATACCTGCCTTGAACATCAGATTAATAGTGTCGTCCTTACCCTGCAGCTCCCGCCTATCTAAGCACTCGTTGAGACTCAGCTGCCGCATAGTGTATCTGTTCCCGCCTATGACGTAGTCTCCCATCATAGTGTCGAACACGATCACTCGTCTAAGGTCAACCCCGCATCGCTTGAGCCATCCCAGTTCAAACTTAGCGTTATGTGCGACGACAAACGAAGCTGAGTTAATTGCCTGAACCAGCCCGTCCATTGAGAACTCGTTGCCCCAGCACAGTCTATCTCTAGCAGTAGATCCCTCCCGTTCCAGTGATTCTGCAGAGACATGGTCGGGGCCAACTCTCCAGCACCCCAACACAATGCGGTTGTCAGGATCGAGTGGAGATCCTTTACTGCGAATGGTTGTTTCAAAGTCAACGACAACATAGTCGTCTCTCCTGTATATTGTGGGGTCCGGAGCTCTTACGAACTCCGGTAATTCCCCTAGTTGTACCCCGCCCACTAGTCTTCGATGATGATGCGAAGGACGAAGATCAGCAGGAGTGCCCATACTACCCATAATACAGGAGTCATTTAGGCCACCTGCTCTGGGAAGTCACCCCAGAATGATCCACCGCCTGAGCCTGAGCCAGATACCAGCTCGTGTACCTGCACTGCACGAAGTCGAAGGGTAACACCCGCCGTCTTGTTCATTGCATTGGTGTACGGAACTATCTGCCCCTTGATCCGTGCCATTGTACCGCCGTACACGGGATCAGTGATCACCTCGTCAGTGATAGCGTCCTTGATGATGGGAGCCTGCGTAAAGGATTCCCCGTTCTTAGGGGTTACGACAGCCTTCAGCTTCATCTTGAACAGGACATTACCTGTCGGCTCTCCAGCCTCGTTGAGCTCCTCTTCGTACACAGGTACCGGCTTGTACGTCTTCTGCTTCGCTACGTCCAAGGTCTGAATGAAGCTATGCAGTACGCCCTCCAGCTTCGCAATCAGTTCCTGCGCTCCCTCGAACGGCAGCAGCAGCTTGGTCTGGTACACGCCTTCAGGGTCAAAGCGAACGTCTGGCTTGCTCACCCATGGGTACACCAGTTCTCCTACTGGAGATACGAATACTTCGTAGTTAGGTTGGTCTTTGTTATCAGTCATGTTGTTATTGCCCTCTGTTGTTTAGGATAGTTCTTGCTCGTTCCAGTCTCTTGTACACGGCCTGCTCTGTAGTATCCTCCTGCGCGGCTATCTCCTTCGCCGTCATGCCAACTACGTAGTACATATCAACTACGCGTGCCAGACTTGGGGATAGATCGTTCAGTCGGACGAAGGCATCTTGTGCCTCAAGTAACTCTAGCGGATCGTCGGCCATGTGCTGCGCCCCTGCTGAAAAGTTGCGCACTATCTCCTCTGCATTGTCCGCCTCGATTTCGCTCCGCCGTCCTTGCTTCTGTTTGTAGTCCAAGGCATTGCGTGTAGCTATCGTGTTGGCCAGCACAGTGGGGTCTTGCTCACCCGGAGCCTCGTACTGCAGCAGCTCTATCAGAGAGTCTTGTACAACGTCCTCTATGTCGGACGCGTAATCTCCTCCAACAGGGCCAGACAGCACGTGCTTTACAGCCCGGGTCATATCGCTCTGAATCTTGGGTATAATGGTGGGATCTAGATGCATTATTATTGTTCTCCTATAGTATAAGCGGGCGAGGTGCCCGGAACCTGACTTAGTCCAGCGAAATTAGCTGGGATAAGGTGGGCTCTGTCAGTACAGCAAAGTACTCGTGTCTGCCGCTGATCTTGTTCTTCGGTAGGGAGAACACTATCTCTCCCCTCATCTTGTTTGTATCTGTTGCTCCAAGGCCTATCATGAGGTCAGCCGTGGCCGGGATGCCAGTGTTCGAGTAGTCTACATCACCCATATCCAGCACTGCTTTGTTACTCGCTGAGTCACCCGCCTGTGTTACACTCACTACCACGCAAGAATACCTTTTGGCGAAATTCCTAGCTGTTTGGGCAGCATTGTCCAGCTGCATAACAAAGTTGTCATTGTGCATGTTCAGGTTGCGTAGCTGGTCGATCACCACCACCTCCGGCCCGTGCCTTTCAATCAGTTCTTGTATCTCCCTCTTCGTCCCCGGAGATAGAGCAGCCATTATAAGTAAATCGTACCCATTGTCCCTCGCTGCCTTGTCTGCCTTCCCCGGAGCATTCAGTACCTCGAACTTGGTCATGCCAGATAGCCGATTGATTATCCGCATGTTGATGTCGTTGATGGGATCCTCGTTACCAATGTACAGTACGCGAAGTCCTTGGCTGAGGAACCCCGCCATCATCTCTATCACCGTCATAGTCTTGCCCATCTCTGGGCGAGCAAACAGAACGATGTGATGTCCGGGCTTAACTCCACCATCTAAGCGCTGGTTGAGTGACCTCGGCCATATCTCAATGAGGTTGTCCTCACTGAAGCCCGTGTTCACAAGATCGGCCACCGACAGTCCTTGACGTACCTCCGTTGTCTCCTCGCTGTCGAAGCTCTCCTGCGCCATTAACCCTTCGTACTCCTCTAGGAGCCTACGGGTATCTCCACCTGTAAGCAGGGCGTGAGCCAGTGCCTGCCCGGCGAGCTCTCGCTTGGTGGCGAGTAGGTCTGCAACGACATTAGCTGCGCTGACATCCATGGCACTGATATTGGCGACAAGCTCTCTAAACATCGACTTGTGCTTATCTGCAGCCACTCTCCGGGCGACTGCTTCGGCCAAGATTTCGCTATCAGCGCTCCGGGCGGTGCCGTCCGCCTCGTAGTAATCTCCGATACACTGCCATATGATCCATCCTTGTTCAGACAGATCAGTAGGTTGAACGTGGTCTGTGACTGCATTGTACGCCTCCCGACTCTTAATTGCACTCGCTATTACCTGCTTTTCCTTCATTGGCGCTCCTCACTCGTTCTTGTAGTCTTATTCTGTCTTGGATCAGAGACCCAACGACCTGCATATTCACAGGCATGTAGTTGTTATACTCAAGTATTGCATTGTAGTAATACGGGTCCCCATGTACCTCAAACGGCCCCCCTCTGTGGCAGTGACCGTGTATGTTTACGCCTCGGTAGAGCTCCATGGGATGTATCGGTATATGCGTCAGCCAGTAGGATTTGTACTTGTAGGCTCCGTATACCTCGTCGAATACCTCAAGATAGTCCGAGATCGGGAGCGTGTCATGGTTGCCTCTTACCAGTATCTTGCGGCACTTAATCTCATGCAGCATGTCTAACTTACCCTTGTTGAATGCTACATCACCAAGTATATACAGGACGTCTCGCTTTGTGACCGTACTTTGAGCATTGGCAACGATGTATTCGTCGTGTTCTCGGTCACTGAAGAACTGTTTGCGGAACTTATCGCTTACCCCCGTATGTCCTAGGTGCCAGTCACTTGTTACGTATACGTGACTCATAGTGAATCGACTTCGCTTACATGAATCGCCGCCCACCTTGCAGCATCCCTCTCCAAGTGATCCATAAGGATACAGCGAAGCAGATTAAGCTTCGTGTGATCGAGTACGCCTACCTCGTACAGACCCTCTATCAGTCTCTCAATTTGTTCAAGCATTGTATTTCCTCCTCGTCCATATCTTTTATGTCCTTGCTCAGTGGGAACACTCTCACATCATCCCACAGGATCTTGTACTTCTTCGCCCACTTGAAGCTCAGCCCCGTCGCGTCCTGATCCAGCGCCATTATCACTGGGCGCGGGGCATACGCTGCAATTTCTTGCGCGCGCGTCAGTCCAACACCAGTACCTAGCAGGGCTACAGCATTTACACTTGCCGATGCCCGAATCGCCGATGGGATATCCTCTACGACCAGTGTGGGGGCACCGGGAACGGTCTTGTACCATGATAAGCCCTCCTCTCCTTCGTCTACGTATGTCAGGGCCTTGGTGCCGCCCTTGTGTGAGGACAGTGACCGGAGTATCCATCCTCTGTGTATGTCACGGGGGCTACGAATAGACATAGCCACCCGCCCACCATAGTCTGTCGTCCAGTACCAGTTGGGTGGATCAACTATTCGCCACATCTCAGCTATCTTCGCCCTTACTGAGTCAGGTAACTCATG